CATCTTTACTTGCTACCTGGGTATGCTCCCCCTTATCCAAGAAGCACTTACTGCAAAAAAGATAGTTAGCACTCTCTACTCAGGACTGCTAAATGCAAAAGAAAAAGAAGAGTCTAAAACTTCTTTTCAAACCTCTAAAGAAGTTAGGGTACTTGTTTCTTCCGATGCAGGAGGCTATGGTGTAGACCTGCCTCAAGCAAACTTGCTAGTTAACTTTGACTTGCCCTGGTCTTCTGGCACCGCAGTCCAACGCAACTCTCGCATCCGACGCGCCTCCAGTACTTGGTCCCATGTTGTCATACAAGACTTCCTCGTGCTAAACTCCATTGAGGAAAGACAACACCAAATGTTAATGCAAAAAAACGCTGTAGCAGACGCTGTTATGGATGGAACAGGCATCAACGTAAAAGGTGGCGTAGACTTAACAGTAGGAAGTCTCTTGAGTTTCTTAAAGGGGGAATAATGGCAAGAGTAAAAAATGATGAACCGCGTTTCTCAGACGAGAATGATTTAATTGCTCGCACTAAGAAGTACGCTTTTTTAAAGTCACAGTTAGATTTTCTTGAGAAGGAACAGAAAGCACTCCGTGCATTGTTGTTTGAGAACCTTGATGAAATTGGCGAAGAAGATGACAAAGGCAATGTTGTTATTGAACTTCCAGAAGAAGTAGAGGGTTACTCCGCAGTAGTTAAACAACGCCGTGTATCTCGCAAGATTGACGAAGCGCGAGCAGAAGAAATCATTACTGAACACGAGCTTGAAGATGTTTTGTATAAGACAATTCGTGTTGTAGATGAAGACGCATTAATGGCCGCTCTATACGAAGACGTTCTTACGGAAGAAGAAGTAGACGAGATGTATCCACAGTCAATTACTTGGGCATTGGTGCTAAAGAAGTAACATGGCTGGATTAAGAGGGCAGGATGAAATTGAAAAGGCATTTGCCGATTTAGAATACATACCTGGCTCAAAGAAGAAACGCCGTGAGGCAGACCCAAAGGTTTCTCGTCGTAAGGCGGGAGAAACAAACGGTTGGGATGCAAACCCAATCATTAAGCGATTAGGCGGAGAAGACACAGAAGTATTTACAATCGGTGCATTAGCACTAGCGTTGGAAAAACAGATTGTGACTATCCGTTTATGGGAGCGCAAAGGTTACATACCAAGAGCGCCATACAGACTTCGTGCCAAGACACTTGGTGGCAAGAAAACTGGAGGCAATCGGGTATACACTAGAGCGCTGATTGAAGCCACTGTTGACGAGTTCGCCAAGAGAGGCTTGATAGGCACTGCTCGCGTAGAGTGGGGCCAGCACGAAGACCTTACAGAGGCACTAATTAGCCGCTGGAAGGACATCACATCCACCGAGAGCCGTTAGGCCTCATTACCAAAGGAACCAAATGCCGATTGCAAAACCGTCAGTTGATGCTGACACATACCTCGCTGAAGACAGCGAAACAATCCAGCCAAAGGTTGGAACAACCGTACAAGAAGGTTGGGATGCAGTAGATGCTCTGTTAAAGACAGACAACTCAGAGTTCCCAACTGATTTCCGTTTCTCAGATGAGCCACAGCTCATCAAGTTCCTCCAAGACCGTCCGTTTGCTACTTACGAGCAGCACTGGATTGAACGTCCAAAGGGCAAGAAGTCCTTTGTATGTATCGGAGACACATGCCCACTTTGCGACATCCTTGGTGATAAGCCTCGTGGCAAATTTGCTTTTAACATTCTCGTTCTTGTTGGCGAGACTACAGGTGTGCAGGTTCTAACTGCTCCACCATCATTGGCTCGTCAGATTAAGAAGGCTCATGACGATGAGCGTAAGGGACCACTTGACCGTGAGTTCTGGGAAATTTCTCGCATGGGAACAGGTCCAACGACACAGTACACCCTCAACTATGTACGTGGACGTGACCTTGCCGAGGAGTGGAAGTTAGACCTTGAAAACGTTAATGAACAGATTGCATCTGCTGAGTCATTTACGGCAGACGAAGTAGTCCGAGAGACCCCTCGCTCTGAACTTCTTGAAATCGCACGTTCAATAGCGTAAAACTTCCACAGTAGTAGGGGCCTGTCTTCCGTTTCCAGGCCCCTACTACACACTAACTTGAGGGGTATTAAATGAACATAATTACAACTAAGAAACAACTTGAAGAACTTGTTGAGTTTTACTCCAAGGTAGATGGTTTTGCATTTGACGTAGAAACAGTTGGAGAAAATAGAATCCAACCTGTTGTAAATGATGTGTTGTGGCTGTCATTAGCTACTGAGGGTCGTACAGATGTAATTCCTATGGGTCATCCTAATGGTGACTTTTTAAAGTGGGATAAAGAACTATTGTTAAGTGGTCAAAAGAAACTTGCTGCAGGTAAAGAGCTAAAAGAAACTGACTACTCAAAGAACCAAGCCAAGTGGACTCCAGTGTTTGATGCGCCACCAGAGCAGTTGTTGCCAGGCGATGTGTTTAAAGCATTAAAGCCATTGTTTTTTAGTGACCAGTTAAAGGTTGGTCATAACATTAAGTTTGACCTCAAATCAATTGCTAAGTATTACAGAGGCGTAGTACCCAAGAAGCCTTTCTTTGACACTTTGATGGCTGCTTTTGTTATTGACAACCGTAATCGTGGAAAGCTTGGCCTAAAAGACTGTGCTGAAAAGTATCTGAAGATTAAAGTTGAAAAAGGTATTGGAGCAATGGTTGAGGTCCACTCCTTTTCAGAGGTAGCACATTACTCAGGGTTTGACTCTGAGGTTACTTGGAAGTTGTACAAAGAGTTGGCGCCTAAGTTAACTGGAAGTCTTGCTCGTGTGTGGGGTTTAGAGATGGATATTGTTGGCGCACTTTGTGACATGGAGTTAGCTGGAGCAACTGTTGATGTGGAAGAGTTAACTAATTTAAAAAAACGCCTTGAGATAGACATTGATGCTGCAGTTGCTCGTGCATACCGACTTGCAGGTAAGCCATTTCCTATGAACTCTGTGCAAGAAAAACAGAAACTGTTATTTTCACCTAAAGAAGAAGGTGGTCGTGGTATTAAACCTAATCTCAAGGTTAAGATTGCTTTGACTACTAAGGGTCAAGATATGTTAGCCGCAAGGTTACCTTTGACTATTAACCAGTACTCTGTTTCATCAGAAGCGTTAGAGTTTTATCGCTCTAAAGATGAGCTTGTTGATGCCATTCTTGAGTATCAAGACTTAAACAAACTTATGACTACATATGTAATGCCTTATCTAGGCGGAGACATTGTCCGTACTAATGCAGGTAAGTCACGCATTATTGAAAAGAAATCTCTTTTAATTAACGGAAAAGTACACACAAGCTTTAAGTCGCACGGAGCAGAGACAGGGCGTTTTTCCAGTAGTGACCCAAACTTACAGAACATTCCAAGCAGTGGTCAGTATGGAAAATTGATTCGTAATCTCTTTGTAGCACCTGATGGTTACAAGTTAGTAGTCGCTGATTACTCTCAGATTGAGCCACGAATTGTTGCTTCATTTTCTAACGACCCAATTATGATGGACAACTATTTAAATGGTAAAGACATCTACACAACTATTGGCGACACCGTTGGCCTTGACCGTAAAGCAGGTAAAGTACTGGTTTTAGCTATGACCTACGGTGTGGGGCCTGACAAAATTGCTTCGTCTCTTGGATTAACTGTGGACGCAGCAAGAAAACTTTTGAATGACTTTACCGACAGGTTTAATGCGATTGCTAAATACAAAGCAAAGGTCACGCGATTAGCTAGCCAACAATCTCCAACTCCTTTTGTAGAGACTGTTTTTGGTCGCCGTCGTTACATCCCTGACCTAAAGTCCACAGATAAAGGACTTCGGAGCAGAGCAGACCGACAAGCATTTAACACCGTTATCCAAGGTTCTGCAGCAGATTTGATGAAACTCGCCATTGTTAGAGCACATTCTTGTTTTATAGATGAGCCAGATGTTAATGTGGTGTTGACGGTACACGATGAACTCGTTACAGTTGCACGTGAAGATTTAGCAGAAGAGACAGCCGAAGCAATTCGGTTATCTATGGAAGGTATCCACCTACCAGAGATGACTGTTCCTCTTATTGCTGATGTAAAAATTGTAGACAAGTGGGGAGAAGCAAAATGAGTACTGCAGACTGGTGGGCTAAACAACTTGGAGCGCAACCTGCGCAACCTGCTGCACGTCCCGCAGATGTGCCAATGCCACCTTCACAGCAGCCATTGGCTGCAATGCCACAGCCTGCATACACGCAACCACTTTCTAAAGCACAAAGTGCAAGTCAAACTGATTCCTGCCCTGAGTGCGGCGGTAACAACTACATGGCAGTCCAGAACGCTGCAGCCAGATGTTATGACTGTGGGTACCCAATAACACAAGCAGGAAGTCGTTACGGTTCATTGACTGGAGCCACAGTAGAAGGCAGTGCAAAGTCTGCGCAAGGAAATGACGTTCAAAGTAATTGGAATCCACAAGGGATTATTGGGAGAGTAAATTGATAAATGCTGATGCACGCAAACTTATTGCACAACTTAACAAGAAGTTTAAAGGCGATGTTGTCGTTATGGCGTCCGATATTCGGAGCGACATTATTCCTCGTATCACTAGTGGCTCTACTACCCTTGACTTTGTATTGGGTGGGGGTTTCCCTGGTAACCAATGGAATGAACTCATTGGGGAACCGTCGCACGGCAAGACAGCTCTCGCTCTTAAAACTATTGCAGCGAATCAAGCATTAAACGCTGACTACACAACTGTGTGGGTAGCTGCCGAACAATGGGTGCCAGAGTACGCCGAAATGTGTGGCGTAGATACGTCTCGCGTTATTGTTATTGAAACGTCTGTTATGGAGGAGGCATACCAAGCAGTCATTGAGTTTGCTGAGTCCAAATCTGTAGACGCAATTGTTATTGATTCATTACCAGCCCTCTCCCCAATGCCAGAGATGGAAAAAGATATGAGCGAGGCAACCGTTGGTCGTGGAGCACTTCTTACAAATAAGTTTTTCCGTGTAGTTGGCACAGCAATGAAACGTTCTCTAACTGAGGATGAGCGTCCTGTTCTTGGGTTGATTATCAACCAGTACCGAATGAAAATCGGTGTAATGCACGGTGACCCTCGCACAACCCCTGGCGGAGAAGGAAAGAACTATGCGTTCTTTACCCGCTGTGAAGTACGCCGTAAGGAATGGATTGAAATTGGTTCAGGCACAAACAAGGTTAGAGTTGGACAACAGATTGTTGTTCGCACATTAAAGAACAAGACTGCACCACCACAGCGTGTTGCATACTTTGATTTCTACTTTGCGCCAGGT